CCGACGCGGCTACCCGTGCTGACCAGGTAATTCGATGGGTCCCAGGTTTGGAGCGTGCCCGTGGTGTCGTAGTAGTTGACAAACTGCACGGACTGCACCGGCCCGTGCGGCAGCTTGATCTGGTTCGTCCGGTACCAGTCGTTGTAGATCGTCGCGCCTGTCATGGTGGCGCGGCCGAAGTAGGCGACGACGTTCGTCGGCGGCAGCCGGTCCCAGTAGTCGAGCCACAGGTCGAAGGTCTGGGTGATGAAGCATTGATGCGTCATCGCCTCGAGCAGCTCGCGCGCGGCCACGATGTAGCCGGAGATCAGCGTATCGTCCTCGGTGATCCCCGAGTCGACCCGGCACTGGAGCCTGGCCGCGGGGAGGCTAACCGGCTCCTGGCCGGGCGGAGTGATCGGGACGATGCGTGCCATCAGGCTTCCCCAAACCGCACGGCGCGGCGGCGGGCGCGGGCGGCGTCGGCCGCCTTGAGCGGCGGCGGACCGCTCGGCTCCTCGTCGACGTCGTCGTTGTCGTCGGCGTCGGGCAGCTCGGCCTGGCCCGTGCGGATCAGCACCTGGGCGTTGTCCGGGTGGACCTTGACCTCCTGTCCCGGGACGACGAGCTTGCCTGCGAGCAAGCGGAGAACCTTCATTCGGACCGTCTTCATGGATGCTCCGAGATGGGCGGCGGGGCCGGCGAGGGCCCCGCCGCTCGGTTACGCGGCGACCAGCGTCACGCGATGTTGGGGATGTACGCGAACGCTCCGGGCTGGAGCACGTTCGTGTCCATGTCGAGGAGGAAGGTGATCGTCACCGAGCCGGCCGTCGAGCCGGTGAACGGGTCGACGATCACGTCGAGGCCATCGCCGAAGGTCGCGACGGCGAGCATGTCCCACTGGCCGAAGATCAGGGTCGTCAGGTTGTTGTAGGTCGTCGACCCGATCGTGTAGCTCAGGGTCTTGGGGACCTGGCTCGACCGCGCGGCCTGGTAGCCGTTGACCTCGCCGTCCTCGAGCACGAACACCGGGTAGGTGGTGCCGATCTTCGGCAACGCCTCCAGGACCTGCCAGCCGTGGGGCGAGGTCAGGTAGGCCAGGTTCCCGAAGTTGGCGTTCGCCTCGGCGACCAGTCGCTCCAGGTTCAGCGTGTCGGAATACTGGACGATGTTGGTGCCGCCCGACGCGGGCCAGATCCCCGTCACCGCCGAGTTGTTCAGGAGGCCGGTGGGCTGGTTCGCTGAGCCGCTGCCGGTGATCGCCCACTGGTCCATCTGAACGCCGATCGTCTTGGCACCCGTGTTCATCACATACTGATCCGCCGAGATGACGGACTGCATGGCGAACTTGCGGCTGATCGTGACGTTGGCGGTGATGGTGTGGGGGTTGAACGTGACGTTGTCGAGGCTCGGCGAGGAGCCGCTGGCCGACCCCTCCTCGGCCACGGCCTGGACGGTCGGCAGGGCCGACTGGCGGGGGAGCTTCGTCGCGGCGAGCAGCCCGTTCATGTACTTGAACCCGAGCAGCGGGCCCACCATGATCGGGTAAAGGTAGTCGACGAACTGCTCGGCCTCCCAGTAGGTCGGCACGGCGCCGACGCCTGTGGTCAAGGTCAGGTCGCGGCGCTGCATGTCGGCCAGGGCGGCGGCGCGCTGGTCCTTGTTCAGCTTGCGGACATCGCCGAGCGGGATCAGGAACTGGCCGTTGCGGGGCTGACTGCGGGCCAGCTCCTGATCGACCTCGGCCTCGACGCCGTTGAGGCGACCGCGCTCCTGGAAATGGAGCGCCGCGCGGGTGACGGAGTAGCCCTCGTTACGGGCATGCTCGTGAACCGTCCTCGGCGACGACCGCCGGCCGCGCGACCGCACGACCGCGGGATGGCCGCCGTCGAACCGCGACCGCTTCTTGGCGCGGCCGGGTTTCGGGGGAGGGTCGTCGTCGTCGTCCTCCTCTTCCTCCTCGTCGCTCCCCTCCTCATCGTCGTCCTCACGCTCGTCGTCGGGGACCTCGTCCCCGCCCAGGGCGTTCAGTTGGGTCTTGACCAGGTCGAGCTGCTTCATCAGCCCGTTGATCTTCTCCTGGTCCTGCTCGGTGAAGTCGCGCGTCTCGTCGGCCAGGAGGGCATCGGCCTCGCCGCGGAGCTTCCGCTGCTTGGCCAGTAACGCGGCCCGCCGGGCCGCGCGCTGCTTGGCGGTCATGTCATGGACTCTTCGGTGCGGTCGAACTCGGTTGCCGCTCGCCATCGGGCGGGCTTCCGGCCCGGCGCATCGGCGCGGGGCCGGCGGGCCGCGGGGCGACGTCGCGCCCGCGGTCCGCGTGATTCGGGGTTGGGGGCCGGCGGGATCAGCCGACGAGCCGCTCCAGGGCGACGCGCGCCCGGCATCGCCGGTGCCGCGAGAGGGCGGCCCTCGCCGCCTGGGCCTGGTATCTGTCGCGGAGGCCCATCGTCGTGGCCTCGTAGGCGGGGAAGGTCACGCCGACGGAGATCTCGTGCAGCGCCTTGATCCGGACCAGGTCGCACAGATCCTGGCCGTCCCGCTCGTACCACTCCATGTCGGTGGGGTCGGGCCAGTCGAAGCCGAAGGAACAGCTCTTCAGGTCGCCCCGCTCGCGCGAGACGACGAGATCCCGCGCCGCCTGGATGTCGGGCAGGTCGATCTCGTAGGCCAGACCCGTGTCGTCCTCGCGGAGCCGGAGCGTGCCGGCGGAGCACCGGCCGACGACCAGCGTGTGATCGTGGTTGATGAGGGCGACGACGTCGGCCGAGGCGAGCGTCTCGCGGAACGCGCCGGGGCGGATCCGCTCGATGTAGCCGCCCAGGTCCTCCGAGTCGGAGTTGAACACGGCGGCGTAGCCGGAGAGCGTGCCGATCGAACGCTTCGGGTCGGTCGCCGGATCGGCGGCGCGGGTGAAGCGGACGGGTTGACGGGTGATGCGCAGGGGCAGGGTCTTCACGCGGCGAGCCTCAGGAAATCGTCGGCGGTGAGGGATTCGAGCGGCTTCTCCGCACAGAGCGCCGTCCAGCGGCAGATGAATTCGGCCAGGGCATCGTCGAGGCCGACGGCCTGGCCGCGGACCGCGCGGTAGGCGCGGAAGATCGGACCCAGCGCCTCGCGGAGATACTGCCCTTGCTGCTCGGCCGAGGGACGGCCGCGGAGCTGGCGGCGGTGCGCCCGGTCGATCTCGGCGGCGAAGGCCCGAGTGATCTCGTCGAGCGCCTGCTCGCGGGCCGCGTTCGTCACGCCGTCGTGGGCCCGCGCCGAGAGCGTGGGGAACGACGCGGCCAGGATGCCCTGGGCCGAATCGAGTGGGATCGCGCCGGCCGAGACCTGGGCAATCACCGAGAGCAGCCCCTCGATCTGCGCGCCATTCATGGCCGTGGCCTGGACGTCGCCGCCCTCGGCCGCCGTCGCCGTCGCCGTCGCCGCCGCGGCCGCGCCAGGCAAGTTCGCGGTAAGGACGTCATCACCCTTGTGGTCGGTCGAGATCTGCATGTTGACCGGCATGTACAGCGCGTCGGCGCCCTTCGGGTTCATGCCCAGGGCCTCGCGCGCCTCGTCCTGCGTGGCGACTCCCGTGAGCACCAGGCGGGTCCAGGCGTCGACCATCGCTTTGAAGTTGGTGCGGAGGATCGACTGGACCCGGACCTTGAAGCAGTAGCCGCGGCGGCGTTCCTCCAGCGTGAGTAGCTTCTTGTCGACCTGGGCCTCGATCGACTCGATGAGGCTCCGCAGGCCGAGCTGGTAGAACTGCGTATTCGCCTCGTCGTTGGAGTTGTACGAACTCTGATTCGAGGAGAAGAGCAGGTTGCAGGGCACGCCGAAGATCCTCGCCACCTCCTCGATCCCGAAGGTGCGCGAGAGCAAGAGCTGCGCGTCCTCGGGCGTCATGTGCGTATCGACCCACTCGGTGTCGCCGCCGAGGATGCCCACCTTGTTGGCGTTCTCGACGCCGCCGTGGATGATCTCCCACGACTCGCGGATGTTGGCCTTCGTCTCCGGCGTCGGAACGCCCGACACCTTGAGGAAGCCGCGGACCGCGGCGCCGTTGCCGTAAACCGTGCCGGCGTACCGCTCGGCCGCCACGTTGATGCCGAGCGTCTCCCGCGCCGCGCGGATCGGGCTGATCCCGACGATGCCGTCCCAGCAGATCGTCGTGATGTGGAGCATATCCTCGGCCGGGACCTCCTTCCCCTCCTTCTTGAGCTGGTAGACCACCCGTCCGTCGTCCTTGACGACGATCTTCACGTTCCGCCAGTGGACGATGTGCAGGCCGATCGGCCGGTCGAGCTCGTCCCGCTCGATCTCGGCAAAGCCGTTGCCCGAGCAGCAGACGTGCATGACCAGCGTCTGCCAGAACTTGAACGCGTCCTGGGTGTCGTTGGGGTCGCCGTGGAGCAGGGAGACCCAGTGCGTCGGCTTGCCGATCCGGCCCTTGCCCTCGACTCTCTGGACGACCTCGGCGTCGAGGCAGGCGATCGTCGAGGCGATCAGGGTCACTGCGCGATAGACGGCCGTGAGGCCGATCGCCAGTTCCTCCGAGACCGCCACGCCGGCGACGGTGGGGGGCCCGTACACGAACTGGCGGAGCTGCGAGAGCGAGAGGTTGCGGAGCAGCTCGGGCCGGAGCCCGGGGTGCGCGGCCAGGAGCTGGCGCCCGAGCCGGGTCGCCTCCCGCCCCTCTCGCGTCCGCCGGAACCAGTCGAACATGCGTCACTCAGACTCAGAGCAGGAAGTTGGTCTTATCGGCGTAGAAGGCGTTGGCGTCGGGCTTCTTCTCATCGCCCTGCGTCCCGAGCCAGGCGCCGATCGCCATCACCAGCGAGACGGCGGGGTCGATCCGCTTCCGCGATTTCTGTTTGTGCGGGCTGATGTTCTCGTACTTATCCTTCTCGACGACGACGTTGCCCATGCACCAGGCCAGGAGCGGGTCGCCGTCGTGGGCGATCGACCGGGCGGCGACCGCCGACTCCAGCCACTTGCAGGGCGGGCTCATGTAGGCCGGGCTCTGCGGATACCTCTCGGGCTCGACGACCAGGTGGGGCGCGATCAGGTGGAGGCTGTAGGGATCGGCCACGAGCTTCTCGACCGCGAACCGGTGGAGCACGTCGTTGACGTCCTCAGCGACCTCCGAGTGGACGATCCGGCCGCCGGTCGTTGTGAACAGCAGGCCCTCGTCGCGCCAGACGCGGTAGGTTACGCCATCCTTCTCCTCACGCTCGGCCAGGCCCTCCTCAGGGAGCCATGACCACGACAGACAGCGCCGCGGGCCTGGGAAGAAGAGAGAGAGGCTCGTCAGGTCGCGGATCGACGAGAGGTCCAGCGCCGCGTAGCAGGGCTCGCCGACCAGGTCGCGGGCCGAGTAGTCGGCGCGGCACGCTCGCCACTCCGCC